AAGGACACGTTCGTCAACTCCGGAGGTCTTGCAGGCATCAGGAACCAGGAAGAGGAGCGCAGGAGCATTCTGTTCATCAGAAAGAACTTCGGCAGCGCCATACGCCTGAAGGGACAGACGAACAACGGCAAAGGCAAGACGCGTCAGAAGGTCCAGTACAACATTTCCGCAACCTTCCCATTTTGAAAACGTTAGCAAAAGTTAAGGTGATAAAATGGTGAAGTTTTCGTTTCATAAATTCATAAAAAATGGCTAACTTTACAGTACTAAAAGAAACAACAAAAACACATGACTATGAACAAGTTAGACAGAATTAAGAACGTGCTTGATAATGAAGTATTGGAGTACCTGGAGAGTGAAGTGCCAACCCGTGAACACGTCGATGTGGAGACGAACATCTGCTTTGAGGAAGATGTCGAATATGATGCACGTGTGCGAATTAAGGCAGACTTCCGACTTGTCCGTGACTACATCACAGACGATTACGGGAACCGGCACTATGAGTCACGCTATGACCTCAAGAACTACGAGTTCGACATCATAGACCTCATCGACATCGAAAACGATTGCTACATTATCGAGGACGGAGAAGAAGTTGAACCCTAAACGCTATCACTATGACAGAAGAAATGCTGAAACAGTTTCACGAACTGAAGAAGATGCACCCAGACGCACTATTGCTGTTCAGGTGCGGAGACTTCTATGAAGCCTACAAGAACGACGCAAAGGAGTGCGCTAAGTTGGTCGGCATTGTGCTCACGAAGCAAGACGACGGACATTGCCTTGCCGCTTTCCCTCATCATGCGCTCGATACCTACCTGCCGAGACTCATACGAGCCGGCAAACGTATTGCCATCTGTGACCAACTTGAAGACCCGCGCACGAGGAGGCTCGTAAAGCGTGGTATAACAGAGGAGGTTGCGGTATGATAATACGGACACAGAGAGGATATGACTTCTACGAGGTCAGTTCCGCCATGCAGAAGGCTATCAGGAGAAACGATGCTGCCGTAGCAGGTTACTTTGCAATCGAGCTTTGGTCGAGCGGCTACAGAGATTACGTCTGGAAGCGGCTGTTCACGATCAGCGCAGAGGACTGTCACGGAGTATTGACGAAGGAGATTGAGGCCCTGTGGCAAGGTCACGAGCTTGTCAACAAGACAAGCGACCAGCCGAAAGGACGCATCTTTGTAAGCAAGGCTGTACTGCTTCTCTGCAGTGCTGACAAGTGCAGAGATGCCGACCACCTGCAGAACTTCATTTATGACAAGGAAATGATAGATGTCGAGAAATGGCTTGAAGATGTCCGTCGATATCCAATTCCCATACCTGAGTACACCTTCGACGTTCACACCCGAAAGGGCAAGAAGCGAGGCAGGACAAAGGAAGAATTCTTCAGAGACGAGTATGAAGCCTTGCAGCCTCGCATACCTGGACTGTTTGACGAGCTTGTTCCTGGCAGACAGCCGACACTATTCGACGATGTTTAACATGAGGGGGGTGGCAAAAGCCGCCCCTCTCTTACATGGACTGTTAGCCATGAAGATGAGATGCTGGAGGTGCAAAAACCTCAACTATGACTACTTCGACAGGAAGTACGAGACACTGGCAGACGGGCATTTCTTCTGTGGACTCCACGGCAGAGCGCAAGTTGACCCCGATGGGGAGCAAGTCAACCTCGACAGACGTGGAGGCTGTGGATATTATCCAAAGGAGAAAGCTCCAGTCCAGCTGACATTTGAATTCTAAACAACGACCAGTGCTGCCTCATAGTGGCACTGGTTTAGTTAGAACTAAACAAACCACTAAATAAGCACAGATGTATTACCTATTCAAGAAAGATTTTCTCGGGAACTACATTCCCTGTTATGCCGCGCAGTCGCCTGACGCTGCGACGCGCTTCATAGAGACATCGACAGACCAAGTGTACTGCATGCACGTCAAGGGCAACAAGAAGACAATTATCGGACTATAAACCCAAGCACTATGAAGAAAAGTTACCAACCCTTTCTCATCAAGCCGGACGGTGAGAAGCAAGAGGTGAACCCAAAGAACGGCACAGATTTCTCGCTTGAGGAGCTGCAGGGCTTCGTAGGCGGGCATGTTCAAATCCTACACATGGGCAGAGGCGAGTTGATGGTGGTTGACGAGGAGGGCAAGTTAAAGAACCTCCCACACAACAAAGATGCCACTGCGATTGCATACTTTAGAGGCAGACTGTTCAAGGGCGACTACATTGTCGGTCCTGCTCTCATCTGCAACAAGTCACAGATAAAATAACCAACAAACACAAGTCAAACATGAAACAGACAGACATCAAACGACTGGAGAAGGCAGTCGAGCATCTGCAGAAAGCAGAAGACTTATTAGGCAAGACGTATGACAGTCTCGTCGATCAGCCGACGCAGTATTTCAACTTTGGTTCCAGTGGAACGTCCCAAACGCTATCAAACCTTGTCGGCGAGATGAGTAAAGATGTTGCCTACCAGAAGGGTTACATCAAAGGTAAGATTGGTGTATTCAAAGAAGAATTCCTAAATGAAGGAGGTAAATCATGATAATCTTAGAAACTGAATTTGGATGCACGTTTGTTAACGAGCGTTCCATTGACATTGCAGAACACAATATCACTGAAAGTACTGTTTACATTGAAGGTCGCAGAGAAGGGTATAAGCGCACTTACAAGAAAGTTGTGCAGATGATATATACCAGTGACTCCCAACCTGGCGAATACAAAGACGCTGGTTCTGAACTCAAAAAATACAAAGAAGAGAAGAAGCGCTTGAATGAAGAAATAGCAAAGTACAAGGTAAAATTCCTCAAGGCAAAGGAAGACTTGTTCGAGTTGTCTTGTGCAGTTTCAAAACTCAGCGAAGAAAAGAAAGCAGACATTAGGTGGTGTGCAGAGAAGGCTGAAGCTCTCAGACTAAAATGCCTTAGGAATTTTGAAGAGCAAAGCGAAGAATGAATGTATGAACAAAACCAAATTATAAACCCTAAACAAGTAACACTATGGAAAAGAAGAATGTAGAAATTTACTTCAAGGCTATTGGCCAGTATGGAATAGTCGCCCAGGAATGGATGCTCGTAGAGGAATGCGGAGAGATGCTTAACGCCTTCGCCAAGCTGAGACGAGGAAGAGCTTCAAAGGCTGACATACTAACCGAACTTGCCGACGTTCACATCATGGTTGAGCAGATGGCTTGTTTCTTCGGCATTGAAGAGTTCGAGGCAGAGAAGGAGCGTAAGCTGGCAAGACTTGAAGAGAGACTGAATAAATAAGCCCTAAACAAGTAACACTATGAAAAAATTAGAAGAAGGAGTTAAGCGCTCCACGAAAGTTGTGAATGGTATTGAGGTTCCAATACTCAGGAAAGAAATCATTGACGCAAACAGCCTCTATGTAGAAGCTGGAACAACAGGTTTCAAAGGTGGTGACAGTGGGCATGGAGGTAGGACATTCTTCCTCTTGCATAACGCAGCAAGCACAGACATTGAGATAGACTTTCTTCCTCCCGACGGAGTAGCTATCTGTCTCGGTGGCGACTCCGAGCTCAGGACATTCATCGAAGCCCTTGAGTTTGCAGCAGACACCCTGCGCAAGCAAGCCGAATATGGAGACACCAAGGCTGACATTATGACTCAGCTCCAGAAGGCATCGAAGACAGTGCTTGAGATCAGCGCAAAGAACAAGGAGTTGATGTTGAAAGCAGACGCATTGCAAGTGGAAGTGAACGCATCTAAAGTCGAAGCAATAGAGTTCAAGAGCCTGGCAGTGTCGTCGAGGAGTTCCCTCGAAGGAGCGATGGACCAGATTAAGGAAGACGGAGAAACCATAAGGGCACTCCAGAAGGAAGTCTATGACAGCATTCCAAAGATGGCAGGGCTTCGCTATAGAGTGATAATGTGGAAAACAGCATTCTTCACGTGCGCTGCCATTTCCATTATAGCGCTTCTGCTAATGACCGTCTGATTGCAACAATGTAACATCATCAAGGAGGAATAATTATGACAAAAGAAGAAGCAATACAAAAGATTCGTGAATGGGACTTATTAGATGAAGAAGAAAAAGAAGTACTTGAAACTCTTATTCCAGAACTCAAAGAGAGTGAGGATGAGAAGACAAGGAAATGGCTTATTCGTTACTTTAATGAGTTAAATGATGAGATTGCTAAAAAAGATAGGAATAAAATTGTTGCTTATCTTGAAAAGCAAGGTGAACAGAAGTATGCTGATAAGGTTGAACCAAAACCTGCTTGGAGTGAAGAGGATGAACAATACCTACTTGTTTGTAAGAATGCTTTAGCAAAGTATCAAACTACAGATAAATGGGATGCAAATATTATATCACGATGGCTTGAAAACAAACTAAAATCCAGAAAGTTACAGTCTCAATGGGAACCAAGTGGAGAACAAATAGCTGCACTTGAATGGCAAGTTTATTCAACCTATGAAGGTTCTTGGCAATATAAGGCATCAAAGGAATTATTAGAACAACTTAAAAAGTTATAGTTATGAAACTGATTGACAAAGATAAAATAGTGACGGAGATAGAGAGAAGAAGAGATTTGCATTATCGGTACTACGTAAAAAGAGGTGTAGGCTCTATTGCCGAATATAAATATGATGAAGATAGAGAAATTCTTTCTTTCCTCGATACTCTTGAAGCAAAAGAGGTGGACTTGGAGAAAGAAATACAGCAACATATAAACGATTGCTTAGATATAAAGTTCCCGACAACTGACATCGAACTAATTAAAAAAGATGTTGAATATACAGCAAGATATTTCTTTGAACTTGGACTTAAAGCACAGAAAGGAGAATAATATGGGAATTTTAGGAGAAGTAATTAGGTTTGTGAGAGACACCATTAAAGACTCTCTCAAGGAGTGTGGCTCTGAAGAACTGAAAGAAGAAATCAAGGACACAATTAAAGCATTAAAAGGAAAATAATATGACACCAGAACAACAAAGAGAGCAGACAATTCAGCAACTTGCCGATTTGCTGCGGGTACACCCTTTCGAGGTCGAGTACAAAGTAAAGAAGAAGCCTCAGGGGATAAAGGTTATCTTTGAGGTGACGCAGGAGCAGATGGACGCATTCTTGCAAAAGGCAGCAAGAAAGGACTAAGATGAACACCATTCTTAACGACCAGCTGGAGAGGCTTGCACTCAGGCACTCTCCAGGTATGCAGAAGGCAGCCAAGAGCAGGCTCCGTGTGTTCTACGGCTGGGCAAAGCTCGGGAAGATACGCAAGCGGGAAGGTATATCCGTCATCTATGAGAATGAAGAAGGAGTCGCAGACCACCATCGCATGAACCGTTCTTTCCTCTCTGCCCAGCACAACGTCTGCTGGCGGTACCAGACAGAAGGAGAGGCCAGTGACGCCAAGCATAGCAACCGCATCTTCACGGAGTACAGCGTATTCATGGACGACAGGCATATCAGAGGCAGCCTCGAAGCGGCTCTCAGGGCGAACAGCGATGCCGACAGGTACAATGTCCCCCAGGCAGAGCGCAACAGGATTGCCGATGCCTTGCGCTCCTGGTACATGAGCGAACACAGAGACTACAGAGAACCTGTAAGACAACTTGACTTATTCGAAGATTACAAACCCAACAACACATGAAAATAGTTATCAGTTACTACAAGGACGGCACGATAAAGAGTGTACGTTCGTTTGAGGCTTTCCTGGAGAAAGGAAAGTCAGAGAGAGAAATTCTTGAGCAAATCGAGGAGCGCAACGACCATTACGGCTATGAGAGGTTCAAGGTCGAATGTATTCCCGACAATCTGAAGGAGCTTTTTGCCTTCGTGCTCGGAGTGGACAGGTACAAAGCATACGCCGAAGCTGACAACATCGGTACCGAAATCAAGAAGGTTGCCAGCGATGTCGATGATGTAGGCGGTAAGCTCGTCGGTATTAGCGAAATGCTCGAACGGATCGAGAAGCGTTATGAGCTGATAAACGTCGAGCTCTCCAAGATGCAAAGGGAGTAGCCATGACGGACAATGAGATTAAGGCCATAAAGTTCAAGTGGCAGAGTCACATGAGTCTCGAGCATGAGCATATCACATGCTATGTCAGTGAGTGCGGAAGGTTCGGAATATGTGACCATGTCCCTTGCAAAAAATTCGGACGGACATATACTCACTACCGCATCGGGGAAAAAGTGTATAAAACGAAACAAGCATTCATAGAAGCATTGAAGCGGCTCTGATACAGAACTCAAGATTTTTCAAATCCGAGAAATGTATCACTTTATGTCGTACCTTTGCAGCAGAATGGACTACTGCAAGGCAAGCACTGGAGTTCGACCAAACATTGTGATGAGCTGAAACCACGTCAAAGGACTCTTCTTCGAAAATGTCAGCCTCACAATCTCGGACACCAGTCCTTAGCCTCGATAGCGATGCACATCATGAGAAAGCGGAGCAGTATAGTTTATATGGACGAATGGGACCAGGAGTCCGTGGAGCACATCAGGAAGCAGAAATGCCTAAAGTGTGACTTCACGGAAGCTTTGCGTATGCACGTCAAGCATGACTTCCTGTTCTACTCACTCTACAAGCGTAGCAAGGAAGGCGTCGATTTTGACACCATCAAGCAGAGCGAGGAACATGCTCGTGTGATGGCAGCGAGTGCGTGCAGCCTCATCGACCGTCTTTTCCTCTCTATGGAAGACTGGTGCATCGTGACGACTCCGAGACGCAGGCACTTCGAAGGATTTCATCTGTCCGAGTTCGTGAGCGGGTTAATCTCCGAGACAAAACACATTCCATTTTACAAAGGTGCCGTCCAGTGCATAACGAAAGACAGACTCAACCCAGAGTTCTTCCTCTTGAGAGAGATACCAGAAAGGAATGTCATCATCTTTGACGACATCATAACAACCGGTACAACATTGACCGCAACACGAAACCTGTTCCTCAACAAGGAGCAGGTTACTTGCATCGTTGGCATCTATAACAACTGAAAAACACATGGCAGAAAAGAAACGAATACAGAAGAACACCATTGCAGAAGACTCCCTCACACCAAAACAGGAAGCCTTCTGTCGCTACTACATTGAGTATGGTTTTGCGTCAGAAGCATACAGGAAGGCTTATCGTTCAAGTGGCATGAAAGCCTCAACAATCCACTCAAAAGCTTGTCTGCTTTTAGCAGAGGATAAGATTAGGGCAAGGATAGAGGAGATACAGCGCGAAGAGGAAGCCAGGAGTCGTATTGACAGGCATAAGGTTGAGCGTGTCCTCATGGATATCGTTAGCGTAGATCCAGGAGAGTTGTATGTCGTTGACGAAAAGACTGAGAAGGTTCGTGTAAAAACTCCTACTCAGATGCCCAAGCGGATACGCAATGCCTTGAAGTCAATCAAGAACAACAGAGGCGTTGTGTCGTATGAGTTCAACGGCAAGACTGAGGCGGCACGTTTGCTTGGTGCCTGGAATGGTTGGAACCCACCTACGCAGATAGATATAAGTGGCAAGGTGTCGCACGAGTTAAGAATAGGCTTCGATGATGATTATAAAGACGAGTAGCGCATGGTAGTCAACTATAAGAAGCTTAACCCGAACGGATTTTATTGTCTGCAGTACTTCAATGACATTACTATCCGTTTTCTCGTATTGTATGGCGGCTCCTCGTCAGGGAAGAGTTACAGCTGCGCTCAGTCCATTCTCATACAGACTCTCTACGATGGCGAGAACACGCTTGTCATGCGTAAGGTTGGTGCGAGTATCCTGAAGACTATCTATGAAGATTACAAGGTCGCTGCTGAAGGTCTCGGAATACGCAGTTACTTTCGCTTCACACAGAACAGCATCAGGTGTATCTACAATGGCGCCCGTATTGACTTCTCCGGCCTCGATGACCCTGAGAAGATTAAGGGCATATCCAACTACAAGAGAGTGCAGCTTGAGGAATTCAGCGAGTTTGAGCTTCAGGACTTCAAGCAGATTAGAAAGCGTCTGCGCGGTAAGCTCGGCCAGCAGATAATAATGACATTCAACCCAATCAGCGAGTCACACTGGATAAAGAAGGACTATCTCGACAAGGAGAAGCTTCACGAGATACCTATGGAGGTGTATATCGGTGGCAAGAAGATACCAGAAGAACTCACGAAGGTAAAGAGGCTCTTGATGAATGAGCCGAAAAGTGTTCTCAATGCCCGCACTGGCGAAATAGAAGAGCATCCATCTGATACCATTGTCATTCAAAGCACCTATCTCAACAATTTCTGGGTTGTAGGTTCGCCAAATGGGAAGTACGGCTTCTATGACGAGCAGTGTATTGCCGACTTCGAGAAGGACAGGCTTGAAGACCCCGACTATTACAACGTGTATGCTCTTGGCGAGTGGGGAATACTGCGTACGGGTAGCGAGTTCTTTGGAAGCTTCAACAAGGGCAAGCACATGGATAAGGTAGAGTTCAACGAGAAGCTGCCTATTCATATTTCAGTGGACTCGAACGTATTGCCGTATATCACTATCTCATACTGGCAGATAGACTTCGAGGACGGAAAGCATCTGTGGCAGTTCCATGAGACTGCAGCAGAGAACCCGAACAACACCGTGCGCAGATCTGCACGACTTGTTGCAGAGAGGTTGCACAAGTGGAACTATACCGGCAAGGTGTGTCTGCATGGCGACGCAAGCACAAAGTCTGCAAACAATATCGACGATGAGAAGCGTTCTTTCCATGACCTGTTTATCTCGTCACTCAATGAAAGAGGCATCGAGGTTGAGGACATGATAGCATCTACAAATCCGAGTGTCAGCATGTCAGGCGAGTTCATCAACGCCATATTCGAGGGCAGCATTCCTGGTCTATCAATTACCATAGGTGACAAGTGTCGCATCTCTATGGAGGACTACCAGTCTGTTCAGAAGGACGCAAACGGTGGTATTCTCAAGACACGTGTCAAGAATAAGATGACGATGCAGACATATGAGGAGCACGGACACTTCTCCGACACGTTCCGTTATGTGGTGTGTGACCTGATGCGTGAAGAGTTCATTGCATTCAGCAACAAGCGTAAGCGCAACCTCTATGCCCGTGACGGCTTCGTTACATTCTACAATCCTGAGACAAAATGCGAGTACAGCGACTCTCTCTGCTACGTTATGCCGAACGTTGACGGCAAGTTCCTATTACTCTACGGCAAGAAGTGTGGCGAGCTCTGGCACATCGTTGACATTGTATATAGCGATAATGTATCTACAGACAGCATGAAGGGGGCAATCCTTGAACGTCAGGCAGACAGCATCGTAATAGAATGCAGCGACGCATACTTCACCTTCGTTCGCATGATGAGGGAGTCAAGCGATGCCGATATCAGGGTTCTGAAGGAGGTGCCGAATGTCGATACTCGAATAGCGGCCACTACCGATTATGTGAGAAGTCTCATCAAGTTTAACGAACATGAAGCAAACGAAAATATAGAATACGGAAAATTCATCACAGCTCTGTTTGACTATAACAAGGATAGCCAGAACAAGGAAGCGAGCGCGATTTTGAGTGGTTTTATCCAGTATGTAGTGAAGCTGAACTGAAATCAAGATTTTTGCATTTTGAAAATCGTATTTGATTTTTACTTACCTTTGCGCCAAAGTTACGACAATGAATATACGAGAAAACATAAAAAACTGGTTCACAACCAAGCGAGAGAACGCAGGCGAGGTCACCAAGTCTGCGAATATCGAAGAAGTGAGGCTCGTTGATATGAACGGAAATGTCATCGAGAGAAACTCTCCCCTGTGGTTCGAGCTGAATGTCTTGCCGTACTTCTGCGGAGAGAATTACCTGCAGTTGTTTGAGACTGTTCCGGAAGTTTTCTTCCCAATCAACTTCATTGCAAGTCGCATCGCAGGTGCCACGTTTGAGGTGAAGCGTGTGAAGGACGACAGCATTGTATATTACCGCAGGGAGTTCAATAAGTTCCTCGACCAGCCTAACTGTCTGATGAAGTTCAGGGAACTTGTGTATCTGCACTTCGTCTATAAGCTGGCGACTGGAAATGCCTTCCTGCGTGCTGCTATGGGCGAAGGTGCGAATGCAGACAGACGTTGGCGTTGGTGTGATAATTTCTGGGAACTTCCAGCGGAATACATGGAGGTTGTACCAAACAGAGATTTATCGCAGCTATTCGGGTTGGCTGATAAGGAAGACCTTGTCAAGGCATATCGTCTGAACATCGGTCTTTCATCGCACAGGGACATCGATCCGAACGAGATATGGCATGACAGAGACGGAAAGCCTTCCTTCTACAACGACTCTCGCTTCATGATGAGCAAGAGCAGGCTGCAGAGCCAGCAGAAGTCTATCAGCAACGTCATAGCCGTATACCAGGCACGAAACCTTATCTATGTGAGACAGGGCGGTCTCGGTTTCATCGTTTCCAAGAAAAGCGATGCTACCGGCACTGTTGCACTTACAGAGAAGGAGAAGGAGAACATCATCAGCCAGCATAATGGCAAGTATGGTGTTGTTGGCGACAAGATGCCCTACGGCATCAGTGATGTGCCAATTGAATTCGTGCGCACCAATCTCTCCATATCGGAACTACAGCCATTCGACGAGACGTTGCAGGACGCCATTACCATTGCCGGAGCTTACGGCATACCGAGTGTGCTGGTACCGCGTAAGGACCAGAGCACGTTCAGTAACCAGTCCACTGCAGAGAAGGCAGTGTATTCCTCTCAGATTATCCCGATGACGAAGCGCTTCTGTCAGGACTTGACCTCATTCCTCGGTCTCGAGGAGGACGGCTTCTATCTTGACTGCTGCTTCAAGGACGTGGATTGTCTGCAGGACGGACTGAAAGATGCAGAAGAGGTGAAGAAGCTGCTGAACGAGCGCTGCAAGATGCAGTTCCAGAACGGCCTCATCACCATTAACGACTGGCGTGCCCAGATTTGCGAGGAGAAACTTGTATCAGAAGAATATCCAGAAGTATTCGATAAGGTTATGTTCAACATGACCTCCGAAGAAATAGCGTTTATAAACAGAGTTTTTAACATCAAAAGTGAGATTGAAGATGAAAGAAGAAATCAAGCGCCTGCAGTACAAAACGAAGGCAACTGATGTCGATGGGGAGAAGGGTATCGTTACCGTTGCGGTAAACGGTATCGGTGTCAAGGACTCGCAAGATGACATTTCAATGCCTGGGTCGTTCAAGAAGACCCTGAAAGAGAACATCGGCAGAATGCGTTGGTTCCTGAACCACCGCACAGACCAGCTGCTCGGCGTCCCCATTGAGGGAAAGGAAGAAGGTGGAAACCTTATCATGACAGGTCAGTTGAACCTGGAGAAGCAGATGTGTCGTGACATTCTTGCCGACTATAAGCTGTTTGCAGAGAACGGAAGGACGCTTGAGCACTCTATTGGTGTTCAAGCCATGAAGCGAGATGACAAGGACCAGCGCAAGGTACTGGAGTGGAAGATGTACGAGTACAGCACGCTGACCCACTGGGGCAGCAACCCACAGACTTTCCTTGTAGGCATTAAGTCAGCGACCCGCGACCAAGTGCAGGAGGCTGTAGAGTTTATCCGCAAAGCGTTCCTGGAACACGGCTATACCGACGAACGTCTAAAAGCTTATGACATGGAACTGAACCTATTATTGAAGAGCCTCAACGGAGGCAAGATAGTAACGTGCCCCTGCTGTGGGCACCAGTTTGACTACGACAGTATGCCAGAGCGTACTTTCAGTCAACAAGTAATTGACCTTGCCGCAGAATACCAGCGATGGATAACGGAAGGCATTGTCCGCGAAGAGATGGAGAAGCTTGCTCCTGAAATCCGCGAACAGGTGAACGCCGTTCTCGACATCGTACTGGCCAAGAGTGGCAAGCCAGAGTTTGAAGTGAAGAGCCTCACGGACATTATGTCTTATGTCCGTTGCCCGAAATGCTACAGTAGAGTCTATAAGACAAATACCATAATTCAGGAAGAAAGTACTACGACCACACCTGCTGCAAGCCCTGAGCCGTCAGTGGACACTCAGAAGGAAGGCGAGCAGAGCTCCCAGGAGGAGGTCGTGAAGGAAAAAGCCGCTGAAAGCACTTTGCCCGACTTTGCGAAACTGAATGAAGTTTTTAACTAAATCAATTTCCAAAGACATGAAAAAGCAATTTGTGACAGTTGCCGATTTGGCACTGAAGATGGACAATCTGCCCGAAGAGCAGAAGTCTTTCATGAACAACATCGCTCAGATGATGTGTGATGTTATCAACAAGAGCCGTGAAGGTGAACTCTCTCCCGAAGAGGTTGAGCAAAAGTTCACCGCCATTAACGACCAGCTCAAGTCCTATGACGCTGAGAAGTTCGCTCAGGTCATCAAGGACAACGAAGACCTCGTTGAGCAGGTTAAGCAACTTGGCGAGACCGTGAAGAAGCTCCAGACAAAGGGCCTCTCCATGGAAGTCATCAACAAGTTCGACGAGAAGATTGGAAAGATGCTCGACAGCGAGAAGTTCAAGGACTTCGTTAATGGTCTGAGCACCAAGTCCGGCGCTTTCGACGGATTTTCTCTCAAGGAAGTCAGCATGGCTTCTAACTACACTGGTGACGTCCTCATCTCTCAGCAGACCGACAAGGTCGTTTCCGCAGTTTCCAACAAGAAGCTGCACATGCGCAACGTGATTGCCACACTGCAGGGCGACCCCGAGTTCCCGCAGCTCACCTATGCTCAGGTCTATGAGTTCGACCGCAACGCCGAGTTCGTAGCTGAGAACGGTTCTCTCCCCGAGTCCGCATTCAAGGTGAAGGAGATTACAGCTCCCACCAAGCGTGTCGGTACCCACATCAAGATTTCGAAGCGCATGCTCAAGAGCCGCGTTTACATCCGCTCGTTCATCCTGAACATGCTTCCCGAAGCTGTTCTCATGGCAGAGGACTTCCAGGTATTGTTCGGCGATGGCAACGGTGAGAACCTGCAGGGTATCGTCGGCACGACTGGCGTAGGCTCTGTAGAAGGCTTCATCGGTACTTCTATCACTACCGGTGCTGCTGGTTGCATCGAGAGTGTAAGCAGCTACAACGACGGTGCAGACTGCGTTGTCGAGCTGAAGAACCCCGACGACAAGATTATCGACGGCATGACGATTACCTTCGCCAACGCTGTTGTTAACACCAGCCTCAACAGCACCTTCCCCGTGAAGAAGCTGACCGACAAGAAGCTGCTCATCTCTGGCGCTGCTTACACCGGCACCGAGACTGGCAAGGCTTCCATGACTTACACCGTTAAGCATGGCGCGTTCAAGAGCGTTGACCTGCCCAATAGCGGTGACGCCATCAAGACAGCTTTCGCTGTAATGAGCTATGCACAGTTCTCCGCGAACTGCATCGTTCTGAACCCCATCACCGTCAACAGCATTGCAAGCGAGAAGGACTCTCTCGGTCGCAACCTCGACCTCATCGAGAACGTGAACGGTGTGAACTACATCGCAGGCAAGCCCATCGTAGAGAGCACCAACATTCCTGCTGGTGACTACCTGCTCGGTGACTTCGTTAACGGCGCACAGCTCGTTGACTACACCTCTCTGAGCCTCGAATGGGCAGATGACGTTACCACTAAGCTGAAGAACCAGGTTGTGCTTATGGCTCAGGAAGAGGTTATCTTCCCGATCTACATGCCTTGGGCTTTCGCTTACGGCAACATCGCAAGCCTCATCACCGCTATCACCAAGTCCTAAACGTGTAGAGCCATGACTAAGAAAGTTCTTGTCAAGGGAGACGACCGCACTGTTGACCACATCAAGCAGGAAAACCGTGTCCGTGTCCGCAAGGGTAAGGTGACTATCACCGCTGCTGACGACAACGTGGAGAACGTGACCGTTGAGCAGTTCGAAACCCTGCAGGGACAAGTCGAAGCTTTGGCTGCACAGGTTGAAGCACTCACCGCACAGCTTGCCGGACAAGGCAGCGGTGGTGAAGGTGGCAACGACAACGGTGGCGAAGGTGGCGACAACACAGAGACGCCTGGTGACAACACAGAGACGCCTGGCGAAGGTGGCGACGGCAACGGTGGCGAGTAAGACTCCCGAAATGCTTGACGTTAAGAACGTCGAGTTAGTAGATACCAAAGATGTCGAGGGCTTCGATACGACCGAAGTACTCATCGAGGACACAAAGGACGTTGAAGAGGTTCTCGACACCAAAGGTAAGAACATTTCAAAGAAGTAAGACATGATTATCGATGTAACATCTTTCACAAGCGGCCCTCGACAGATCGAGAACGCTGCAGTGCCTCAGAAGACAGCAAATAACATTGCCGTCGCAGGTCGTATCAATGGCTATATAGAGCTGTTGCAGTCCGAGTTCCTCAGGAAGGCAGTCGGCAAGCCGTTGTGTGACGAGATAGACGCCTACTCCCGTGTTGAGCACAGAGCAGCCGTTGAGGAAGAGACGCAGGAAGGTAGCGAGAACCAGGCAGAAGAGGTCGCAGAACCAAACGAAAGGCTGGAACGCCTCATCTCTCTGCTAAAGGAGCCGTTTGCCGACTACGTTTTCTTCTACATGCTTCGTGACATGAACGTGCAGCCCACTATAACGGGACTCGTCCAGTTGAAGTGTGCGAATTCCTATGTTAGCCCTCTTGACAAAGGTGTGCAGACTTGGAACCACATGGCTGACGAGCTTCGTTACTTCGCAAGTGAAGCCGAGTTGCTGAGTGTGGAAGGTGTTACGATTGATACTGACCTGCTGACGTACATTAACAACTTCAATCTGTAGAGCGATGCAGCAGCCTAACATCATAGACATTCTTGGTGAAATCGTAGCCTCTCTGTCTGGGAACACTACTGTTCACATGACATCGAGCATTAACGGACAGATGTACGAGGTGAAGCCGTACATAACCTATATGTTCGGTGACGCTCAGTATATCAAGGACCAGTTGGACGAGTACAGCAAGGTGTCGAACGTTGAGAAGCTTCCTCTTATAGCCCTGTTCACTCCTGTAAGGGAGAAGAGAGGGCTTGCAGACTTCGCTTCTGAGGCTAAGGTGTCGCTCCTCATCGCATGCAGCAGCCGCACAGAATGGAACAACGACGAGCGCAAGGAGTATTCCTTCGAGAATGTCCTGCGTCCTATCTACAACGCTTTCATGGCTGCACTGAAGCGAGACGCCCGATTGTGGTGCAATTACGACGGCAGTTATCCCCATGTCTATTCCGAGAACTACAGCTATGGCAAGTATGGAGCTTACACCGCATCAGGTGAAGCAGTCAGTGAGCCCATAGATGCCATAAACATAAGCGATTTAGCAATCACTGTTAAAAATATAAATTGTAAAAGACAATGAGAAACATTCGAACCTGCGAGGGTGTTACCCTCGAAACCGGTGTGAGCGCTTGCCCGATTGACTTCGGTCATATCAAAGCGATTATCCTCGTTGAGCACGGCAAGACTCTTGGTACCACGTTCTCTCCTGGTGACTTCGAGCAGAAGTGCCACGCTGACGTTCCCAACCGTATCTATCCCATAAAGACTGTTGTCGAGTATGCGAAGAGCGGTGGCGAGCCTCAGGTGAGCGCTATCGGCTATGGTGGCAACGGAGTGACTGGTATCAGCGCTCAAACTGACACCTTTACTCTCGACAAGTTCTATGATAACTTGGCAGCAAGTATCACTAAGAACATGAACAAGAAGTTCGACGCCTACTACTTGGACGATAACAACATGCTTATCGGTGTCAACAATGGTGGCGACGCTCTTGGCGGTATTCCTATGAGCACCGTGTATTGCACGGTAGTTCCTCACCCCACATCAAGCGCAAAAGCTTCGATGACGGTGTCTCTGTGCCTCGAAGACGCACGCAAGGCTATCGAGAACTTCGACTACGTTCAGTTGGACTTCAATCCAATCGACGAGTTGAACGGTCTCGTAGAAGTCGATATGATTGAGACTTCCACTCCTGGTGACTGGATCCTGGTAGAGCACAATGGCGGTATGGACGTTACCGACCGTTACGGTACGCTCATCGCTACCGGTGCTACTTCCGTCCTCAACGGTGCTACTGCATGTACCTACAGCAATGGCAAGCTCACCATCACTGCTGCTCAGGGTTCTACGCCCAGCTTGAAGGCTGCAAGCGTTCTGTA